GGGGTAAAGTTAAACGTAACCAAGTTGAATCTAAAATGTACTGGTTACCAAAAACACAAGTATTAGATGATATATACTTTGAAGAGGTTGATATTGATGTGGATTTCGAAAAATACCAGGTATTAGATACATTTGGTAGGATGCCATACGAACACCAAAAAAGTGGGATTAAATTCTTATTAGGTAGAGATGGTGCTATATTGGCAGATGATATGGGTCTTGGTAAAACCTATGAATCTATTATAGCTGCATTAGAAAGCGGTGCTGAAAAAATATTAATTGTATGCCCATCATCTGTTAAGATTAACTGGGAACGAGAAATTAACGCGTTTTGTGACCATACGGCAATTGTTAACGGTAGGAAATGGAAATCTAATAAATTTACTATAATAAATTATGATATTTTAAAGAATTTTCATACACTTAATGACGGTAAAAAGGTTAAATCTGGTAAAGGTGAGGAAGAAGTTGTTGTTGAATATAATAGGCATTTAGTTAATGAGAAATTTGACTTAGTAATAATCGATGAAGCTCACAAATTAAAAGACCCTAAATCAATTAGAGGTAAAATAATGAATGATTTATGTGGTAAACATGGTATCAAAAAAGTATGGCTTCTAACTGGTACACCAATTGCAAATAGACCGATGGATTATTATAATCTATTAAAACTAATTAAAGCCCCTATAGCAGATAATTGGATGTTCTTTGCTAAGAGGTATTGTGAGGGTAAAAAGTTCTTTAAAACACTTAAAAATGGTCGTAAAAAACAAATTTGGTTGACTAATGGTGCGTCTAATTTAAATGAATTACATTTAAAAACTAAAAATAACATTTTACGTCGACTAAAAGAAGATGTATTGGATATGCCAGATAAAACTATTGTTACTAATTTCCATGAGTTATCAAGAAAAGAATGGAACCAATACGACGATTTATGGGATGAATTCTTGGATAAACGAAGAGAAGAGGGTAAATCCGTTAATTTACAACGTGATTTAGTAGAGCTTATTTTATTACGTAAGTTTATTGCGATGACAGCCATAGATAAAACAATTGAAATGGCAGAAGATGCAATAGAGCAAGGGCATAAGGTAATCATATTTACAACTTTTACCGATGAATTAGATGAAATATCAAATCATTTTGGTAATAAAGCTGTAATACATTATGGTGGGATGTCACAAAAAGCAAAACAAAAATCAGTCGATGATTTCCAAAATAAAGATAATATAAAAGTATTCGTTGGTAACGTAATATCAGCTGGTGTCGGTATTACATTAACTGCTGGTGATATAGTTATTTTTAATTCATTTAGTTGGGTTCCAGGTGATAATGACCAAGCTGAGGATAGAGCATATAGAATAGGTCAAACTAATAATGTAACTGTTTATTATCAATTATTTACTGATACGGTATCTACTCTTATGTGGGGTGTATTAAATAAGAAGAAAGAGATAATAGAAACTATTATGAATGGTGAAAAATATGATGAAGATGTTGCAGAGTTAAATGAATATTTACAATTAAATTTCTAAATGATTTTTTGTTGATATTTATTAATAAAGACAATATTATGGCAGACATTAGCGCAGAAAAACAAAGATTATTTAAACAAGTTAGACACTTATTAGGTGCACCAATTCGACAAATTGAATTAGAAGATGAAATGTTGTGTACGTTACTAGAAATTAGTATCGAAAACTATGCAATGTATGTCCAAGATTGGTTGGTTGAGAATCAATGGTCATCGTTATACGGTTCTAATGTTTCAACAACGGATATTGCTTTTGCATTAACTGTTAGGTCAATAGATTATGAAACACAATATTCATACGCATATTCAAAAGAAGTTGGGTTACAACAAAGAGGTCCTTGGGAACTTAAAAAAGACTATGTGACTATTCAAGCTGGTCAACAAGTTTACCAGGTACCAGCTGGTAGAGAACTAAACGAGGTTCTATATTTAACACCCCCAGCAACTGACCAAGCATTAATGGCTTATTATGGTGGCTTCGATTTTGGTTTCGGTGGTGGAATGGCTCAATTAGGTTCTGGTTATAATGGTGGTGGTTATGGTAACGGTGGAAACGGTGGTTATTATATTGCCCCAGCTTTTGATGTATTATTAACCGCACAAGATTTTAATTTAAAAAATAGATTATTACGTAGTGATTTAACATTTAAAGTTACTGCTGGTCCAGATGGTACTAGATTAATACATTTAATGTCAACACCTGGTTCTGCTTTAACTTTTGGGAATGGGTTGGCTGATGGTACAACACCAGTTGGTGGTCGCTCATCTATCGGTTTACAAGGTTGTCAAGTATGGTATCATTATTACGATGTTAGTGATGGTGATGTTGATGCTTGTAGAAGTGCTAATAAAGATATCATTAAATTACCAAATGAAGTTCCTTTAGAAAGAATCGATTATAATGACTTAAATGAACCTACTAAAGTTTTAATACGTAAATTATTAGTGGCTGAGGCTAAAAAAACATTAGGTAGAGTTAGAGGTAAATTTGGTGGTGTTGTTGGACCACCAGAAGCTGAAAGGACTATGGATTATGAAAGTTTAATTACAGAGGGTAATGAAGAATATAAAGACGCTATAGAAAAATTAAATGAAAGGTTAGCTAGATTATCTAATAACGCTATGTTAGAAAGAAAAGCAGCTGAAGCCGATAATTTAAATAAATCATTAAAATTTAGACCATTAGGGTTTTATGTAAAATAAAAAAGAGAGTAATTACTCTCTTTTTCTTTTTAATAATCTGGTGTTTCACTCAATAACTCCTCTATTCGCTCATATGCCATTAGGATATCATCAAAAGAACCCTTTTTTTATCGTTTTCTGAATTAAAATCTTCTAACGATTCTTTAATTAATTTTTTAATATCCATGGTTTATTGTTTTATAATAATAAACATAACATAGAATTAGAAATTCCACTCATCATCATCATCTATTGTGGTAATAGAATTAATTACTGGTTTAATCTCTTCGATAATTTCCTCTTTAACAACTTTTACCTCGGTTGGTATCTCATTAGTATCACCACTGTTAACTATCTCGGCTATCGATGCAACGTGGTCTAACCACGCTTGATATCTATCACCATTATAATTTATATGTAAAGTAGAATAAAAAACATCTCTTTTGGCCGCTTCATCTAAATTGTTTATGATATCACTTAACCTACCAACTAATCTGTTATGTTTTTTAGATATTAAATGAACACCATCCACCTCATTAATTTCGTAACGTAAAAATGGGAAATAATTTTCTAAAAACACTAAGGCTTTATTTAAATCAGTCTCACAAAACTTAATGAACTGGTTTAATTCATTTAACTCTATTCGATTAGCAATATCATTAAATTTTTTAACCTCATTTTTGAAATCTAATTCCATTTGCGCTTTTTCACGTACATGGTAATCGTATAACATTTCGTCCCATTCTTCTTTCGATATACCTAAATCAGATAAGTTATTTGGTTCAACATCAACATTAGACCAAAATTTAAGTTCTTTATCTTCAAATGCCATTAACTCATCGAAAGTATCTTGGTCTTCAATATTATATGGTTGGCCAGCAACTAATACACATTGAGCTTTTGTAAATTCTTTTCTAGGTTCTAATTTTATCTCATCTGGTAAAACTTCTGGTGTTGGTTCACCTTTTTTAGCTTTCTTCTTTTTATGCTTAACCTTTTTAGCTTCAATAACAATGTCATCTCTAATTTCTTGATTAAATACCACTAATAATGGTTTAATTCTTTTATTAAACATAGTGATATATTTTAACACATTGTATTCATCAGTAGTTAAATCTGGGTTATTTTCGATTTGCTCCGCTGGTATTAATTTACAATTTAATTCAATCTCACGTGAACCATCTTTATGTTTAATTGTCTTAATATCACCGTGTGATTTTGCTGTACCAGTATTAACATAGTAAATCGTATCACCTAAATCTAAATCCAAATCATGCTTTAACATCAATTCCATATGTGCTTGTCTTGGCATAGGGTTTCCAGCTTTATTAACTTGTTTACATTTTTGTAAATATTCTTTTTTAGTTAATTTAACCCTACCCTTTGATGCAATTTTCATTAATGGTATTTGGCAATTATAGATTTTATCAACATAATCATAATAGTACTCTAAAAATCCTTGACCATCACCCTCTAATAACATTACAATACCTTTAGCCAAAAATTCTTCAATATAGATTGGCATCTTTTTAGATTTGATTGTGTTACCAACTAATTTGATTTTTTCACCATTTTTCTTAATAACAATATCAGCATAGTTTTTCCTAGAAAAGTTAATTGTTGCTCTACAATATTCATCAATATCAAGACCCATTCTACCATCCATGTACTTATCATTGAATTCTGCAACCGCAGCTTCGGTACCAATATACTCTTTACCCTCTTCGGTAAATCTATGTAACCCCTTACCAATATATTTAAATTCATTTACATTTTTAGGTACAGCAAAGTTAAAACCGTCCGTATCCCCTACTAACGGTCTGAACCCTAAATCACTAAAATGTTTAACCATTAATCTTAGATAAATTCTACCTCGGCAAGTTGTTTCCTCAGCTGCATTAGAATCTCCCCAGTTAAATAAATATGGTGCACCTAACGAACCAAAGAATGAGTTAGCTAATATTTTTAATGGTAATTGTTTTTTATCATACATCGATTCTAAATATGTATCACCTTGAGCGGCATAAACATTTTTAAGATTTTTGTATTCATCACGAGTATCTGCAATATATAATAATAAACCTTTCATTACACCAGAAATATCTAACTTAGGGAATATATCGTGAGTTAATTCAACATTAGGGTATAATGCAGCATAATCTAACTTAACAACATCTTCAGCTCTACCAACTTCTAATAGTCTAGATAAACCACCAGTAAAATCTCGTTTATCTTCTGTTTCTGGTACTGCTAAATCGTTTTCATATGACCAAGCTAGCATAATTAACCTCCATAATGTTGCGGTACCCATAGTTAAAGTTCTAGTGTATTCTGTTGGTAACATTTTTGATAATAAGAACGACGCTTGACTGTAAATCTCGTCAACTTTTTCAGTTTCCCAAAGGTCATCCTTTAAATAACGTTGAATGATATAATCACCCCTCTTAATAGTATAACCCTCTTTTAATGGTCTTTCTTCTGTTATTTTATACCAATCACCATTCTCGTCATTAAATGCATACTGCGACTTTCTATCAATCCAGGTTTTATAAATTTTATCACCATCCACATATACACGATTAGGTTTATTTGCTTCCGAAAATTCGGTGATATATTTTAACCCCCATTTTTTAATGTCAGAATTTATCGCTTGTGCTCGTCTAACAGAATGTGATACATCAATTACATTAGTACCCCAAATTAAAGATTGTTGGTAATATTCAGTCTCAGCACCAAGTTTCAATGTACCTTTTTTTCGTTGAAATTTAATATTTCGGTTTAAGGTATGGGCTATATCTTCAATATTAAAGCCTAACATTTCACATCTAGTCACAAAGAAACCCCAATCAAAATTCTCACTATTATAACCAGAAATGATATCTGGGTTTAAATCTTTTAATCTATTAAAAAATGTTCTAATAGCATTAATTTCTTTAACATCCTTTTCTTGGTTAATTTTAATACCTAATTCTAAAAGATATTGTAATTCGCTCATATCTCTAATTCTAGTTCACTCATAGATGCTATTTCAATGATTTCTTCTACCCCTCTATTATCTTTGTAACCAATTTGAAATATCCTATCAACTTTTGGGTCTAAACCAGTTGTTTCAAGGTCAAACTGAACTCTATGTACATCATTATAATCATCAATACCCTTAAATAAACGTTTACCAGTTTGTATCATAAACTGTTCAGCTGGTGCAACGCCTAAGAAATGTCTAGGTCCACCATTTTTAGGGTACATCTCACACCCACCACTCTTTAAGAAATTTAATAAATCATTATAAGACCCATTACCAATGAATAAGTATTTATAACC